TTCAGAATCAGCTCGTCGCCATCTTCATCGACAAGAAAATCATTAACCATGCTTGACGTTTTGGTTCTGCAAATCTACACTATTTATAGGTAATAGGGCCGCAACGGAACTATTAAACGCAGTTAATGAAGCCCCGCTATCTAAGCCCGACAAAGCACCAAAAGCGGCAACACACGCTTGCTTTAATATATCAATGTTGTTGTTGACCTTTGAGGCAACCTCATCCGCAATAGGCACACCGCCATACGTGGTGTCGTTAAGCACAACCTCATCCGCTACAATCTTCCACTTCGCAAGGTCACTGAACTTCAGTACATACGATTCCTGTTTAATGAACCTCGCAACCAACACCACGCTGCCAATCTCAGGCTTCGCGTATTCGCCATCATTAGGAGCAGCAGATAAGTTAACGCCCGGTATCACCGTTTCCGTAATATCGTTCACAGGCTTCACATCGCACGTTCGTGCATCCTCGTCAACGGAGACCACCTCGCACAATAGAAAGCGGCCATAATCAACTTGCATGGGGTTGGCTATGCGCTCAATAGCCTCCTTCATCTCATTAGCGTAACCGTTCGTCCCGCTCATAACCCTTCGCTTATTGTTTTGGAATCCAAAGTATCTACCCTCATATCCAAGGTAACCGCTTGCCGGTATCCTCCAACGCCAAACGTCTTGACCACCTTGCGCACCTTATACGTGCCGTTCCTATCAGGCATAATCTCATCTATCAACTGCGTATTGTCGCCATGTCTAAGTGAAGGCAACCCAAAAGTAGTAAAACTGCCCTGTAAGCCCGTGTATATCAACTTGTAAGCATTAGCCCGCACCAGCTTCTTCAGCTCGTCCAAGCTCTCCGCAGGTAGGTTCATCGTCCTTAACTCCCCCTCCCATCCTTGCGGCTTCGCATCGTAGATGTTCAACACGCCTCTGTTATATATAGCGAAGCACTCATACCGCTTTAGCTTGGTCTTGGGCCTGTTGTCCTTGGTCGTGCCGTTCTGAAACTTGCCGAAGCTATACGCCTGAATGCCAAGTATCACATCGTCCGTCCTCACAAAGTCAAGATTATCTGCAATGACGTTGTATTGAAACCTAAACAGCCGTGTTCGCACATCCTCCGGCCAGTAGCGGAAGGCGGCTGCGTACAATATATTACCTCGGAAAAAACACTCTAACTTATAGTTGCGCTGAATCATCTCCAACACCTCGGCCACCGTTTGGTTCTGCGTGTATATGTCCGGCTTCACCTTCGTGGTGATGGGCTTACCGTTCATCGTATCCTTTAGCGTGAACCCTGTGCCTTGTAGCATCTCTTTTATCACGCCCTGCACCGTGTATCCCGTCCATGTCTTGTTCGGAGCCTGTATCTGCGTGAGCTTATACATATTGTCAACCGCGTAAATCGTCATGGGCTTCTTCGAGCGCACACCGCTCACCCACCCTTCAAACTCGACGTTCAGATCCGTGACGCGCATCTTCTTTGCTTCGTCGTAATAGTTGTACCCCAGCTCAACGGTGATTTTATCGCCTCGAAGTATTACAGGAGCCGTCGTTTCACCGCCTCCGATGTTCTTGCCCTGCCATGAGAACAAGCTCCCATCCGACTTGCGGAAGTACACCTTCTGCGGCACGGTTATCTCACACGTATCGCTTAGGTTCTCCCATGTGCTAACAATCTCCACGTTATGAACGAAGTCAAACGAGTAGGTGTCCGACCTCTGAGGATAGTCCACCGTCGGCTGTTGCTTAATCGTTATGCGGCTAACCAGTTTAAGCATTCGGTATCAGATTCACGATAAACGGTGCATCGCTTCTTGCCTCAATCTTAAACCGTTGCACGCTGTACTGTCCCTCGGTCTGCCAAAAGCTAAAGTCGGTAATTACAATCTGGTTGATATTAAACAGGTTGGTCAAGTACCATGAGTAAACGGTTAGCTCTTGGTTGCTATCCGATGCCTTGATGAGGTCTTCTACCGTGTTTTCGGTCGATATGCCGCTTCCAAACTGCGCACCGTTGTACTTGTCAGGGTAACGTCCGTTATCGCCTGCAATAACCCCGTTAATAGTGATGCGGTAATCCGATGCACCTATGTACTCCTTCACGCTTCCATCCTTGCCTTGGATGTCGGTGTAGACGATGTTCTTGGGTCTGTCCACTTGGAATAACACCGCATCGAACTCCATGTCACCAAACCGAACCACCGTGCCGTCGCCTCGCGTGTAGGTGTCGCCACCTATGCTCAGGTTGCTAACGACGATGCCACCGAGATAGCTACGTGCGTTCGGCCCCAGCTTGCTTTCTTGTCCGCTCGACGTGGGCAGGTAGGTCTTTATGGCACTCGTAGCTGCAGCGTTTAATCCAATCGCACTCGCTATCTGATAGGCTCGTTTAATCTGAGCTTGTGGCGACGGTGGGAAGTTGAGGTTGATGTCTTGTAATGCCATATTAGTGTACACTCATTCGTTGTGCGTCGTTTAATGCTCCTGTAATCATCTCCATAACCTTGTCTGCCACCACTCGGTAGTTGGGGTCTTTAACGTCGCTTATCTCGATGTTCTCAGCCGCTTTCATCTCGGCAATGTTTATATGAATTTGCGTGTACTTCGGTGCGCTTGCTCTTGCTGCTGCCTCGGCTGTTGTTGCACTTGTGGGTGTAGATGCACTAGCGGGAGCGGTTGGATTCCCTTTCATGTCAAACGTCCTCGCAATACCTCCAAGCTCTGAATAGCTTTGCAAAAGAACCGCAGATATATTGCTAAACTTTTGAAAGTCCATCTCTCCTGCCTTATATCGCCTTCGGATGTCTTGTAATTGTTTACTAACAGCTATCTTTTCATTTAATGCAGACAACTTGCTTTTTGATGCCAACTGCGCACGTTGATTAGCTTGTGCTTGATAACCCAACACTTGTGATATTTCATCGGGCGAACCCATAGCAGAAGCCAACTGCTCCAAGCCTACATACGAAGCAAGATTGTGTAAATTTCTTGCGACAGCACTATATCCTACGGCCCCATACTTGCTAAAGGCCGCGTCCATCTTATTAGCCAAGCTAATACTGGAACCCATAGCATCAATTAAATAATTTAATGCCGAGGTAATACTGTTTATTCCACCTGTCTGCGACTGCCCAATACTAACCTTTAGCTGTTCCCAACTGTCTCCAAGCATACTAATCTGACCGCCCGTTGTTTTGGATTGCTCTTGCATCATGTTGAAGAACATCCCGCCCGATGCAGTCATGGACTGAAAGGCTTTTTCAACGTCGCTAAACCCAACCTTGCCCTCTTCAACCATCTTCATCACCGCCTCTTCAGTCACGTTGAATTGTTTCGCCAATTCTTTTAATATCGGAATACCGCGTATAGTGAACTGGTTGATGTCACGGGTATATGCGCGGCCTTGGGTCTTTAACGTGCCATAGGTATAAGCGATGTCACTAAACGGAATCTTCAATGCCGATGCCACGTCGCCCAACATCCGAATGTTCTTGGTTACATCTCCCGCGCTGAACCCATAAGCTATAAGCTGTTTGGTTGCATCTTGAACCTCGACTAAACTGAACGGGGTTTCCTTTGCCAACGCAACAAGCTGCGTCTGCAATGCCTGCGCCACCTGCTCGTCGCCACGCATCAATGTGCGAAGACTTGCGCTGAAGTACTCATAGTTAACAAGGCTATCCACAACAGCCTTGCCAAACCTAACAACCTCATAAGTCCCAAAGCCGATGCCTAAAGCACCCAAGGCTCTTGAACCATAAGCACCTAACCCTGCAAACCTTGACGCTTTACCTTTGCCGAAGTCTGAATCGCTGGCCGTTTGCTGAAACTCAGGTGGAACAAACCCACCACGACCGCCACCACCAGCACCACCAGAAAAGCCGCCACGCCTACCGCCACGACTGCCACCGCCTCCACTACCGCCTCCGTCATCGCCAAAGCTAAAACCACGTCCACCGCCACGTCTGCCGCCTCCTCCAGATGATTGTCTCTTTTCAATCCGTGCAAGGCCACGCTCAACGTCTTTGAGGTCTTTCTCAACGTCTTTGAGATTCTCGTCGAGCTTCTCAGCCTCCTTGGCCGCGTCTTTTATAGCCTTTGTGAAATAATCGCGCAGGCTTAGCGTGTACCTAATCTCTTGATTCATGACTTAAAGGTATAACCTTTTTGTTTCATAATAAACTTGCATTGTGCTATCAACTTGCCCACCTCTTCTGGCTCCTGTTTCATCAAGTCCATGCTAAAGAAGTACCTAACCCAAGCAGCCCATTGCATAATGCCAGCCTCCCCTCCATCATTGATAGTCTTCCACGCTACTTCGTAGCTGTCCCAGACTTTTTTTTTACATCGCCAATATAGAACTCAACAAGCTCCTCCGCCTTCATGTACGCACCCAACAGCAACGCCTCATCGGCCTCCTTGCCACTCCAGAATCGCGGGTCGCTATCCTCCACAATCGCGCAAGCATCAAACAGATACTTCGCGCTAAACGCCCGGCTCTTCGCCCATTCATCCCACGCCAGCATCTTGGTTTCAAGGCTGGGGTTCTTCAAAAAAAGAACCGCGTCGCCTTCCGGGGTGCGGAAAACGTACGCGGTAACTTTTCTATTGTGTTTAGCTGTTAACTCAGCTTCTTTAGTTTCAATGTCCTGTGCAGTCATAGCTGCAAAGGTAATTATTAAATCGAAACTATATCGCCGATAACAAGCTCAATCTCAACGTCTATCGAGGTGTCGCCTTGGTTTGTGGTCATGTCAAACCCTTTGAACTCCACCATCTTCAACGTATCCTTCCGAGGTTGTAAGCGTGTGCCATCGCTGAACACCACAGGAATATCAAACGGAGGTATCTCCTCGATATTCTTGTTGGGAGCCGCGTCGATAAGCCTGTTCAGCTCCTCGCGCTTAATGGTGATGCTTCCCTCGTACTCCTTGTTGCCATATCCACGACTAACAGGCGCATAGCCCGCTCCGTAGATATTTTCTTTCATCTGCGTTTTCTTATATGCTATCTTGGTGATGCCCACAATAGGCAGACCACCCGCCACAAAGGAAACGCTGCCCCAGTTGTAGCTTACGCCATTGATTAAAGTTGTAGCCATGATTATGCTAAGGTTACGGTGAATCGGTTTGTAATGGTGATGTAATCGGCCACGCCCACAGGCAACAACGCTACGCTGATGTCAACAGACGAGGTGGATAGCACGTTCTGAGCAGGGTTGATGGTAACAGCGTAGTTGCTCAGTTCACCTGCGCGAACCATAACATCAAGCTGTTGACCAATAGCACCTGAGAAGGTCTCTATTGTAACGTCTGTCATCGTCCCATCGCTGTTCAAGATGATAGGGCTTGACTGGAAAGGAATCAT